AAACTCGTCTTGCGTCCGAGTGGGTTCGCGAACAAGCCAAGTACACAAAAGATGGACAGCGTCGCTTTGCTCTCGCTGCCCGTACCGCTGCCGACGTTCGTGACGTTATCGTTGAAGGTGAATCTGGAATTATCTCGGTCTCGCCCCCCTCAGAGAAGCCGCACTACGAGCCATCCAAGCGACGTCTAACTTGGCCCAACGGAAACACCGCAACGCTCTTTACTGCTGACGAACCTGACTCGCTTCGTGGTCCGCAGTTCACTCACGCATGGGGCGATGAGGTGGCTGCTTGGCGTCAGACTCCAGACGCTGCTGGTATGACCGCGTTCGACAACCTCCGCGTTGGTACTCGTCTTGGTAAAAACCCTCAGATTTTAGTTACGACCACCCCTAAGCGAGTTCCGCTGCTTTACAAACTTATTGAAGAGTCCAGAACAGATAGGCCAGGGGTCTCTAAAGTTGTTGTCACAAAAGGCTCTACGATGGACAACGCGGGCAACCTATCGCAGGCGTATCTAGACACTATTATGGGTGTATACGAAGGAACAACACTTGCCCGCCAAGAGCTTTATGGAGAGATGCTCGATGATGTCGAAGGTGCGCTCTGGACTGAAGAAATGGTTGAGTCCTCTAGAGAAGCGGTTTATCCGCTTTCTACTCCGCTACGTGTTATCGGCGTGGACCCTTCGGTTGCTGAAAATCCCCGTGATGAGTGTGGAATTGTGGTATGTGCGTCAAGCGCCGAACATGACCTCTATAAGAGAAACGCGTGGGTTCTTGAAGACGCTTCAATTCACGGTTCCCCAGACACCTGGGCCCGTAAAGTTGTGGAGATGGCTCGTAAGTGGGGTTGTCCCGTTGTTGCCGAAGTTAATCAAGGAGGCGCACTTGTTAAAAACGCTATTCTCTCGATAGACCCGACGATCAAGGTTCTAGAGGTCCATTCCAAGTACGGAAAGCAGCTTCGAGCAGAGCCTACAGTCCTTGCATACGAACAGGGGCGCGTCCACCACGTTGGGTATCACCAAGACCTCGAATCTCAGATGTATTCTTGGATTCCAGGCGAAGGAAAATCACCAGACCGCGTCGATGCACTAGTTCACGCACTAACTGCACTGCTAATCAAGCCTCCTCCAGGTTTTTCGGGCGGGAAAATTCGCGCAAAAAGCTATGCAGATAGAAAATTAGGTGTCACAAATCCAAATACACGCCCTGGCGGACGGATTTTTAGGGTAAGATAGTGTCCAAGATACTTTTAGACAGGTTCCCCTGTCATCTGGTGGCTATAGCCGCTGGAAAAATTGACGATGTCGCGACTCTTCGGAGTTTTGAACCCACTCCGGGGACCACATATTTAGAAATTACAAGGGTGATTATTACTGATGAGCACATCATGGTGGCGAAAGATGGGCCAGACGGGCCCCAAATCGTCTTTCGGGAAGCATATTCGACGTTCATCCCGTCGAAAAAGGCTGATGAAGACTCTTTTGTTGTCACTTCGTCGGGAAAGATGCTAGCATTTAAGAAAGATCGCGGCTGCGGCTGTGGTTCTAGACTGCGCGGATGGAATCCGTACAAAACTTTAGCTTCTATGGAGGACTAAATGGAAATAACAGCAGTAACTTTTGTCGTTTTGGCTCTTGGAGCATACAGAATGACGCATTTGATCACTACAGACGCGATTGCTGATGGTTTTCGCAACTGGATTTGGTCAAAATACTCCCCGATGACTAAAATCGGGTACCTAATCACTTGTAATTGGTGCACTGGGTTCTGGGTTTCACTACTTTTCGTAATTGGAGCCTCGATTTTACCCCAATTCACGTTTGTGGTATCATTAGTATTGGCTATTTCTGCTGTAATCGGGCTACTTTCAGCTCTGATTGAGCGATAAGACAGGTAGGAGCCACTTTTGGCTATTTTCAAGAAAGAAAACGAGAAACCAAGCGAATCTCGTAGGGGTGTACGTGCTTCAGCACCTAAAACTGCCACTCGAGTAGCTCCTGGCGTCTCTGTTGACTCTTTTGGAGTTGTTTATGCTGAACCACAGGTGTTTAACACTCCTCGGCCACTCACTGCAGCCGCTGCTCAGGTAAAACTAGACGACAAGACTGAAGCAGAGCTCTTTAAAGCTCGTCGGCAGTCAGCATCTACCGCTTGGCAGACCGAAGCTTGGGAGTATTACGACTCAATTGGTGAAATCAAGTACGCTTTCAACCTAGTTGCGTCTGTTGTCTCTCGTATCCGACTTTACGTTGCCGCGATTGACAACCCTAGCGAGGCTCCTGCTCCCATCCAAGACATTGACTCTATTGACGGACGTCTGAAAGCTGCTGCGCATCGTGCACTAGACCGTCTAAGCTCTGCTTACGGCGGGCAGCCAGGTCTTCTTAAGGATGCGGCTCTAAACCTACAGGTCACTGGCGAGTGTTACCTAGTACAGCTCCCAGAGAGGGTAGGCTCTCAGCTCCCCGAGACTTGGGACATGCGTTCTGTAGATGAGTTGCAGGTTGACTCTAAAGGTAACTACATCATCAACCCGCGACGTGATATTGGTGGCGGAACATCGTCAATCATGAGCCAAGGAAATAAGGAAGCTATCATGCTTCCTCGTTCTGCTTTTGTTGGACGCATCTGGCGTTCACACCCTCGCTACACCCAAGAGGCTGACTCAAGCTTGCGCGGCCTACTAGATCTTTGTGCCGAGCTTCTACTTTTGAATAGGACATTCCGTGCGACTGCTCGCTCTCGCCTCAATGCTGGCGCTCTATATCTCCCTGACGGTCTTTCTGTTGCCGCTGGTCCTGATCCTGATTATCCTTACGATGAAGATGGCAATTACAACGAAACTTACACAGCTGAGGAAGCAGCGGATGAGTTTGAAGACCAGCTAATCGATGCAATGACCACTCCGATTAAGGATGAGGATTCTGCATCTGCTGTTGTACCACTTATTATCCGTGGACCTGCAGAGCTTGGCGACCGCATCAAGCAGTTTAAGTTTGAGCGTTCTTTCGACCCCGCCTTGGCACAGCGTGCAGACCGTGTGCTTGAGCGCATCATGCAGGGACTTGACGTTCCTAAGGATGTAGTCACTGGTCTAGCGAATGTTAAATATTCGAACGCGCTGCAAATTGACGAAGCTCTTTACAAGGCACACATCGAACCGCTGATGCTGCTCATAGTTGACGCGCTGACTGTTGTCTACCTGCGTCCATTCCTAATTGCCAACGGGTACCCAGAAGATGAGGTAGCAAAGGTCTGCATTTGGTACGACCCATCTCTGGTTGCTACTCGCAATGACCGCGCTGCAGATGCAGACATGGGATTCGACAAGCTTGCCGTCTCTTACGATGCATGGCGTCGTGCTCACGGATTCTCAGAAGCAGATGCTCCAGACCCCAAGGAGTATGTACTTCGTATGGTCATGCAAAAGGGCATGGTTACACCAGAGCTCACTGAAGCACTTCTCAGGTCTGTAGCCCCTGAGGTAATGGGAGAAGTACGAGAGCAGGCAATGGAAGAGAGCGGAGCTGGAATACCACCAGAAATAGACGAACTGTTGCAAGGAGAGCCTGCAGCAACAGATCAACCCGCCGAGGGAGAGCAAGAGCAGCAAGCTCCAATCTCTCCTGCTGAAGCTACTCCACCACTAGCAGAACCAGAGGCATAAAATGCACCACCCAAACCCAGAACTAGGCGAAAAGCTAGCGCACCTATTAGCTGACACCGTCACGACCAGATTTATCTTTCAGGGATATCACTGGAACGTACTTGGCCCAGACTTCGGTGAGTATCACGAGTTCTTCGGAATGCTGTACGAAGACGTCGAAGGCTCAGTTGACGACCTTGCTGAAAATATTCTTAAGGTTGGCTACCCAGCGCCTTACCTACTACAAGACTACCTAGAGCTTTCCTGCATCAAAGAAGAGCGCCACGACGGTTCTTCCGTTCAGTTCATGCTTCAGTCAGCACTTCGCGTCAACGACACGATGATTGCTTGCTTGCATGAAGCAG